CGTCCGGTACGTTTGATTTGAACGAAGCGCGGGTGAATCTTACCATCGTCATATACATGAGACATAAAGGACTCACCAAAGGAAGAGACCTTCTTGGTCTGCTCTCGATACAATCGTAGAAGCTTACCGATATCATGCATAGCTGCCACCTTCATAGTATCACGTTCTGACGTGCCCATGATATTGTGGTCTAGGCATTGGAATACACGTAGCGTTTGAGCTGGTGAGTCCCAGTTCATACGTGTACCCATGACTTCGTCGTCGGGCAAGAACATATCGAGTTGTGACGCGGGGGTGCGAACTGACTCGAACGTGATGTCTGTGTCGATGATAGTGTTAAGTGATGACTCGGACTGCTTGGACTGAGTGCGTAGGTCGTCTACCATTGATAGCCATGATGACCGGTCGAGGGTGAGACCGTTGTATTCGATGTCAAGGAAGGCGAGACAGGCTTGGCACTCGAGTCGTGCAATGTGCATTAGGTCTTTCTGCTTGAGTGCAGAAATCTGAGCTAGCATTACAGGCTTGAGATACTTTACATCATCTGCTGCATACTGTAGTTGTCGTGCTGACAATGTGGTCGCGCGAGAGAATGTGGAACGCACTGACTTGTCGAGACGGACTTGACAGTATCGTTGTACTACAGAGTCGAGACCAGCACGTAGGTTGGTGCCATTGACGAGTACCTGCTCACACAACATAGTGTCGTAGATAGGTACAGTCAACTGCAGTCCGTGGTGCATCAGGAACTTGAGGTCAAACTTGATGTTGTGACCGACAAGCATCTTACAACTGTTGATGACATCAAACATCTCGGGCATCCTTTCTTTATCGAATAGGAATACCCATTGGTCGTTGGTGTCGTGAGCGAGTTGTATCGAGAGGATACTGTCGCTCTGAAAGTTGAAGCCTGTGGTTTCGATATCGACGAAGAGATATACATTGTCCCTGAGAGCTGCTAGTGCAGCATCCCAGGGCATGTATTCAAATCCGTCTGTGCATTCTGAGTCCTGTGACTCAGTGGTGACCAGGTAAATCATTAACGTTGAGTTTACCGCTACGCAAGCCTCTGTTGTACCAGTAGAGCATGTGTCTTGCCCAGTTGCCGGTACCATTTTGCGGCAGTATAGACTCAAAGTTACGTTCTAACGCATGGAATAGTCGTTTTGCATTAAAGTTCTGATCACGTCTCAGCCACATGATAGCTATCAGAACGCACTTCTGCGAGTAGATAGACTTGAGTCTACTCAAGGATATGAGTTTATCAAGTATGTACCTCTTGTCATCACTAATGGAGTAAGTAAACGCACCATTACGAATGGTAGAGGAATGGGTAGCCGTTGAGTCACGTCTATGGAGGAAACTTGCTAGTGCTGACAGCTTGAGTGGTTTGTACAACTCTGCAGCCTCCCTCAACTTGATGTAGTTCTCGTTACCACTATTGGCGTGGTACTTAATCCAATCATGCATATTCCATTGACGCTGGTGAGAGTTCATCTGTGCTACATGGTGCATAGGCATGTTGCGCTTGATGTACTTTACCTTGACGGGTACTTCAGCTGTTTTATTGATCAGTCTGATTGCTTCCAATCTATTCTGACCGTCCATGACTTTCATCGCCGTGTTGACGATTATAGGTTGCAGTTGACCGAATTCAGTGATCGATGCAGCGAGTTCTTTGACATGCTGCTTGTTGACGTTGCGATTGCGTACATCAAACTGAAACTGCTCCAAATTGGTAGTAGTTTGAATCTTCATTGCTTCACAGTTAGAGAGATACTATTGTCAGTCTTATGCATCTCGAGCTTACCTAGGTCAGCATTGATTTGCATATCATTCAGAGGTGCCATGTCAGCACCTTGACGCTTACCAAGTTCGACGTGAATCGCCTTGGTGACCCCACCCAAAATCTCACCAACCTCAAGCATCTTGTTGAGCTTGTGGTTGTGTTTGGCCTTACGCATAAGCATGTCGTAAAGGGCAGTCATAAGTTGTACGGCATCCATCTCTGAGATTAGATGCTGCTTACCGTCTCGCGTTTGGTAGACGGCGTTTGTGGATTCTGTTGGGACTTGTGTCATGAGAAAAGGAATAAAAGGAGGGAAGCTGTTACACTCCCCTCCTGTATGAATCAGACACTAGCCACAATGCCACGTGCTGTGGCTACTGGGTCTGCTTCGGTTGGAACTTGCACCGCCTGTTGCACCAGGGTACGTCCACTGCGCTCGAAAGCTGCAGAGATAGCGGTAGGGAACTCTGCGCTATTTGGGTTACCTTGCACAAAGCAAGTGTGGTAGTTGCGCATCTCACCGTTTATCTCGTAAGGTAGAACCTCACGGCGAACGATTTGGCCTTCAATCACCATACCGGGAACAGCATTCCAGAGGTAATCAGGCACAGCAGACTCATCGTCCTCATCGTAGAGATATGGCACCTTGTATCCAATGGTGCGGACAGTCTTGCTAGGAGCAAGGACAGGATGAATCTCACCAGTCGAAGGATTGGTGTAGGTTTGAGTACCAGCAATGGTACCAAGTGTGACGCGCTTGTATTCACGGTCGTTGCGGTCAGTCGTAATTTCTGTTGCGACTACTTCTACAAATTTACTCATGTCTTGAGTTACTAGGGGTTAAACATTAAACAATATACCGAATTCTGATATGGCACGAAACTCATTGGCTGGAAAAGGGCGCACGTATAAGAAGCGTGGCATGACTGCGAGGAGTATCGCAAAGAAGCGTAAGTATGATGCGGAGTATCAGAAGAAACGATCGGCTGTAAAGAAGCGCGTCCAAGCTAATAGAGCTAATAGACGCGCTGGCACGTATGGTAATGGCGACAAGAAGGACGCCAGTCACAAACGTGGTGGGAAAATGGTTATGGAGGCACAGTCAAGAAACCGTGCACGAAATGGTATGAAGAAAGGACGTAAGCCCTCTTCTCGTAGACGTGGCACCAAGAAGAGGTGACCACAGTCCTGAGGGGTTGTTCATTAGGGGAAGAAAGGTAAGAGGGGGGCCATTTAGAACTTAATCTCCGGTCCCCCTCCATCCTTTTCAATCCACTGTTACCAGTGAGCCACTCATTGACAGGCAGTGGCAGGCCTGTAGATGTATACTACTTCTACTTTAGGTACAGTGCAATCACATACCCAATGTCTGCTGTGTGCTGTTTTAACCCTTAATACTTGCACGAGTCAAATATACAAAGGTTGTATGTCACACCGACGTAGATATAGAAACTTGGTATAGAGTCACAAAGCAGTGTTCCAATCTATACCAGTTTTGAATACCTCAACCGGATCGGTCATACGGTACTCATTATCCTTGTACTTATTAGCTACAAGATAGTTCTGCGCATCTAAGACTACCTTCTGTGCAGAATTAGCATAGAATGCAATACGTCCTCTCGTCTTGTTATTGATAAGAGCACATTTCCAAGTGGGTGTAGTACTTGGCATGGGTTACGATCTATTTATCATTTGCTTGTTCGTATAGACGGTCAGCACGAGACATGAAGTCCTCCTCCTCATTGCTGATGGAGAGGTCATCGTCTTCGCACACTACAGATGCCGGTATGTCTGCAAGCTTATCAGCAATAGCTTGACGAATCTCAGAAATCAATTCGGTTTTGCTGCTCGCTTCTAAGTCATCGCATTGTACGGTGACAGTAAAGTACACCTCGCCACTGAAGGTCGGGTGTACGTAATCTTCCTGAGGATCGGTCATGACTTATCGTTGTATTGATCACCAAGGACAAGCTTCCAATACTCTTCTTGCATGCAGGTTCTATTTAAATATGCTTTGTAAGAAAGAGCTGAACAGAGCACCACTGCTGAGAGTAGGATAAACTTGAGTAGATAATATCCCAAGTCGAGAACTCGGGATGCATCAAATACATAGCTGATAATGCAAGTAACAATCAAGGCAGCGTACATAATACGCTCTTCAGTCTTGAGATCATCAAGTGCGTCAGCTGTTGCCTGGACTTTGCTGCGAAACTCTTCAGCCTCTTCTAAAGTCATGTCTTTGGGTTCCATCTGAATTTTGATTTTAGACAGTGGTATATCATGTCGCGTGAATTTAGAACTCATGGTGCAGGAGTTTGGTAAGCTGAGCAAGTGCCGTGGTTGTAGTTCTTGTATGTAGAACTGGTGTATGCGGTGCTGGCACATGAGGTGAGAGAGATGACGAAGAACACAATGCCGATGATAGTGAGCATTGTGAGTAGAGAGAATGTTGATTTACGCATGGTAAAAGGATTGATGAATTGAAAAAGGGGAAAAGAATAACTACAACTTTCACATGCCTATAGGGAGCTACCCCATAGTACCGCAACCGGAATACTGCATGCCTTGCAAGTGCACTTACTGCCTTCACTTTATCTGGAAGGCACGTTGTAGATATAGGAGCATCACTACACAAGTAGCTATCTCCCATGCCGCCGACGAGAAGTCTTTGGCATCAAAAAAGTAGGCAGCACGGCGAAACACCGCACTATAGTTTCTTGAGTACTTTCGACCCGCGGGTGGGTGAGTACATCACAACATCTCGGAGCTGGCATCCTTAGGTTTGGGCGAACACCCCTAACTAGCTGTGTGTCGAATTAGAAACCTGCCTTGAAATTATTTTAGAACCGGTCGTCAAGCACAATGCCCATCGACTTTAGTTCGGATTGATTGAACTCATATACTGAGCCAATAATCTTGACGATATGCTGTCCCTCCTCGGCACACCACACGCTATGTGTGATGCACCCAAGAGAGTCAACTGTATAAGAGCCGTTCATTCGCCCTTATACTCACGGATGAGGTTATACACAGATTTCTTCTGTGCAATCAGAAGCTCCATGTCTGTCATTGCTTCGCACTTCTGCATCTCAAGGTAGATGACTTCGAGCTTGACAAGTTGGATGTCTAAAGCATGCCGCTTGGCGACGCACTCAGATAGGTCACGGTCATAGTCCGCTTCACGAATGAAAGCGTCCTTGTCCTGGATTTGGATCTGCTTGATGCCGATCTGTTCTTTAACGTAGCTTAATGTCCACATGGTATTGAGGTATTTGAAAAGGGATTGTTGTCTGCTGTGCTGAGGGGTTAGTTGATTAGGGCAGGAAAGGGAAAGTGGGGCACTAGTCCATGATGAAAAACTAGCACCCCACAGGCCAACCCTCCCAAGTCAACCAGAAATCGGTTTCTCTTCTACCACTAGAGAGAGATAAAAGAAAGCAGTTTGTCTCTCATGCTTAGGAGGTATGTCATTAACCTACTTGGCTAATCACGTCTTGGATGCAAATGATAGGATCATAGCCATCCAGGTAAACAGTGAATTCAGGCTCCATGCTGTTCAGTGCTTATAAGACAGATTTATGTAGGCTGTCTATTTCCTACTCGACTCGATAAAGTCTACGATGTCTTAAGACAAGGCAGCTACATCAGCTGGAAGATTCCAGGATGTGCCTTGACTGTTAGACTGTATGTGCCCGTGCACAATATTGTCCTTGACAAACTGAATGGTATGTGAACCATTGGTGTTTGCCTCAACAAGTTGGTAGCCGAGCTGTGTTTCTGCTGCGATGAGGAGTTTAATGAGACGCATGCTGTTTAGTTTAAGGGTGAATGTCTTCAATCAACTCAAGGAAGTCGTCAAGAGGCATGTCAGTCATACTAATGCACTGCTTGTTTAGCTTCTCGAAGACAGATAGAAGCTGGTTGTTGAGATTTGTCTCACGTGCTTGCGAGAGTTCAGATAGAAGGGACACGATGAAAAGGATTATAGTCTGTATATAGAACAATAGAAAACCCTTCAGAAATGCTGTAAAAAGCTACGCACAGATGCTGGTGTGCAAATGCGCGTAGCTGTGACTATCGACAGTATTGAACTGATGATAGTGTACAATAAAGGGTAACCCCGAAGGGCTACCCCGGCACTAGCTGTGCCTAATCCTACCGCTTACTCCTCTGCGGCCACAAGGGTGTGCCATTGGCCCACGACCGCATTGGTCTCAGGGTTAATGACTTCCTGTGGGATAAGTACAGGTACACCTGTCTCATCAACTACCGGATTGTTGTTCTCGTCACGCTGGATGCGCATCGATTGAACAAGCTCAAGCCCTTCCAACGAAAGAGTTGGTTTGGCTTCGGCAGTCCACTCCATCAGCCCGTCGAAAGTGACGGCTTGTTCGCCATGTGCTTCGACCCATTGGGTCTTCAGCTGCTTCTCAAGATACTGGCGTATCTCAATCGGCTTAAGACGAACATTGACTGACTTCGTGCTCTTTGGGTCTTTCACCTTAGCGGTGAGGTTACCTTTAGAGTTCACGGTGGAAGGAACGAGAATCATTGCAAATTTGCTCATGACATTACGTATTTGAAGGGTTAACTGGCAACGGACTATCCGCTGCACGAGGCAGGGGGGTCGTTGATTAGGGTAACGGCCGGGGAGGTTGAACTAGGGTGGTGCTCGTAAGCATAATGCCGTAACTTGTCGCATGTTGGAGTTGTATCCATACAACGTGCACATGCTAGAGGATTACCTCTTTACGTTCTATCATCAGGGCGGGGGGGATATTGTTATCATCACTACCCCGGTGGGTGAGTATATATCTGCGGACTTAATAGATGAGGACAGTCCTGACCATTGGCATGAGTTAGTGAGTGGATAGAACTCTATGTAGAACTATATGTTATAGCACCATGAGTAAGTATTACACCGACCAGAAGGTGAGGCGTAAGATTGATGCCTTACTAGAGATCAATGCCTGTATCCAGGCTAATATGGGTACTAAGTCTATGTACGATATGGAGAACCCGCGAGCTGCTGAACAGATTTGGTTTCAGTTCTTGGTGGAGATCCGTAAGATGGACGAGGATTTTTACAATGTCATCTCTACCAATGAGGAGAAGGAGATGGTAACTAAGAAAATCTATAATAAGCATAGGTTCCGGGAGACTGCTGAAGCAGACGTATAATTTTCCTATATTTCGGGGAAACTATTGTCATGGAAATTGTCAAGCCCGGGATAGAGTATCGGCTGCACAACTTCAAGTCAGAGACTGAGTACCAGACAGTACGCTTCACGGAGAAGACAGCTACTGGTTTCAACCCAGGTACGACCAATGAGGAGGTGGTGAGTATGCTCATCGATCGTCTATATGCTTTACAGAACAAAAACTTTTCTGTAGAGAATCAGTGTTGCATCATCTTGCTTAAGCAGGTACGGACGTTGCTAAAGAAGCGTTTAAACCGCAAGATTGATCGCGTAAATAAATACCAAGAGAATGCAGCTGGAGATCAAAACAAGTAAGAAAAGTTTTACGCGTCATTACCTAGAGCTATTAAATGGTATCTTAAAGCTGACTCCACGTGAGTTAGATTCTTTGTTACTGTTTCTGGAATTTGACCAGGATATAGCATGCAGTATGCAAGCTCGTAAGCACGTAGCACAAGCTATGAGCTTCAAAAGTGTTAGCGTACTCAACAACTATGTAAAGAGCCTAAAGGATAAAAAAGTGATTTACAAGGACGACCACGGGGTGTATCGTTACAACGACATTGTAAAACCTGATGGCAACCTCAAGTCACTTACCTTCAAATTCGTCGTCACCCCGACCACTGTTCAATCTACAGTATGAAGTGCAGACCCTTGACTTGCTGTTTTCTTTTGAGCTGTCAATGTCCGCAGAGCTTGAGGACCGTAGCATACTGTATGAAACAGAAATGTCTCTAGGTAAGAACCGCTACTTTATAACCTACTACGTATATGCCACGCCCGAGTAAACTAATGGAGGAGATAATCCAAGAGATTGTCGAAGAGGATGGTGGCACTTATGAGGAAGTTGCTTTAGTGGTTATGAGTCAATTTGAATTTCTGCGTAAACACATGGAACACGGTGCATTCAGCACAGTACGTATGCCCTACCTAGGTAAGTTCTATGTCAAACCCAGCAGGTTATACCGACTAAACAATGCGGTTATTCAGAGAAGAAAGTTTTAAGGTAGTAGTAGATACAGAGCTTAAGCTTATACCGGAGTTCAAAGCGTTGCTCACACGTGACCGTACGAAGGATAAAAAAGAAGCTTTAAAGGAGTTTAGCTATATCTATTTCAACTACGACCACAAGTCGCCATACTACATCTACCCGGAGGAAGAGCGGCGCTTACGCGTATCAGTAGATACCGGGTTAGGTAAAACCTACAAGCCCGATGAAAAAGTACAAGCAGCTATTACAAAGTATTTGGCACTCTCAAAAACTCCCACTCTTAAAAGTCTTACATCTATTCGGGAGGGTTTGCTTACGAGCAGCCGTCTCATTGATTCGTTACGTGAGCGCATTGACTCTGCTCTTGCTGATCCTGATTTGGAAGACATTGACCCTGTGGTACGCTCCGTTACGCGCATGCTTGAAATTGCCGAGAAGCTGCCAAAAGCCATCGAAAACATCTCAACCCTTGAAGAAAAAGTTAGGAAAGAAGAGTCAGACGATACGCGTATTAAAGGTGGGGGTAAAAAAGGTTTATTCGAAGACTAATGTTAGCCAACACAATAGCATTTAGTTCTGCGGCTAGACATTTTTTAGAACATGGTTTCTACTGCGGTGACCCAGAGGGCAGTGCAGCATACTATGAATACTGGTCCCAGGAGTTACGGCGTTGCATCGATGGGTACACTGTAGGTGATACTACCATTACCGGCCACCATTACTTCTATCTGAACTACGTACAGATAAAGTTGACTGACAAGAGTAACCGGAAAATTGTAAGCTTCCCCAACTTTTGGGATGGGGATTATGAATACTTCTGGTTGCAGGATATAGCCCGTAACGGGATCAAACCAGTTGATTACAAAAAACTGAACCTGTCTACAGTTGTAGACCAAGCCCATATGAATGGTGGGCGTCATATGATTGTAGGCAAAGCACGGCGTAAGGGATTCTCATATAAGAATGCTGCACTTGTGACTAATACGTTCAATACAGAACGTAACAGCTATACTTTGCTGTGCGCGTTTGACAAAAAGTATCTGTATCCTAAAGGTATTATGGCAATGGTTACAGATAACATGAACTTCCTAAACGAACATACCGGTTGGGCTAAACGGCGGCAGGTGGTAGATAAGCAAAACCACAGACGCGCTAGTTATATGGAGTACATGTCAGGTCAGCAGGTAGAGAAAGGCTACAAGTCTGAAGTAGAGGCAATAACATTTAAAGACAACCCAGACGCTGCACGTGGTAAAGACGCATCTATTGTCATCTTTGAGGAGTGTGGGGCCTTTGACAATCTCAAAGCATCTTACCTGGCTACAAAGCCTACTGTAGAAGATGGCGGCATCACCACCGGACAGATGATTCTTTTCGGTACTGGTGGTGATATGGCTGGAGGTACTATAGACTTTGAAAGTATGTTCTACAATCCAGAGGCATACAACCTATTACCAGTTACCAATATTTGGGACGAAGGTGCAGATCATACAACCTGTGGGTACTTTTTTCCGGCGTACAAAAACAAAATTGGGCACATGGATGCTATGGGTAATAGCGACGTGCAAGGTGCTAAACAAGCGGAAGACGCTACACGTGAGCAAATCAAACGTGATTCAAAAGATGCGGGGGTACTTGATAAGCATATTACAGAGTACCCCTTCACACCTAAAGAGGCATTTCTGCAGCACACAAGCAACATCTTTCCTACCGCAACACTTTTGGAGTGGCGCAACGAGCTAGTGCGGTCTGGCATATACAAGTCGCTTGCAGTCCCCGGCCACCTGATTCAAACTAAAGATGCGTTGAAACTGCAGCCCGATGATCGCTTGCGTCCTGTACTAAAATTTCCTACGCAACGTGGGGACGATACTACTGGGTGTGTGGTTATGTACCAGGCTCCTTATCGTCAAAATGGAGAGGTGCCTAGAGATTTGTATATCATTGCTCATGACCCCTACGCGCAAGATGGACGGGGGCAGTCCTTGGGTGCAGCTTATGTTATAAAGCGTGTAAATAGTATAAGTCAGCCAGATGATATGATTGTTGCTTCTTATATCGGCAGACCGGATACGCAGGATGAATACAACAATACACTATTTTTGTTGGCAAAGTATTATAATGCCGGTATTGGCTTTGAGAATGATCGAGGTGAAATCATTCCATATGCAAAACGGCATAAGCTGATGCACTACCTATTGCCAGAGGTGGAAATCTTTGACAAGACAGATAATGTGCGTATACGCAAACTCGGCCGAAGCTACGGTATGAGTATGGGTAGTAAAGAACGTAAAGGGCAAGCAGAAATTTATTTGCGTGACTGGCTCAAAACCCCAAGAGGTAGGGATGAGTCAGGAACACAAAAGTTAAACTTGCATAGTATTTATGACCTAGCACTAATTGATGAACTAGTAAAGTATAACCGGAGAGGTAACTTTGATAGAGTATCTGCCCTAATGGTCGGCATGTTTCATTTGAAAGACCTACATGCAAGAGAAGTACAGATTGTTGAGCAACAGACCGAAAACACTTTTTTTGATAGGCCTTTCTTTTCTTAAACTGATTTGAATGTACCAGATTCCCAAACAAAAAATAACTAGGTCTCGTAAGACTAAAGATTGGGCACGTGAGTGTATTAAGGCTTTTATTAATCGTTCGTCATTTAGCACGAGCACAAAGCACACACTGCAAACTTATTATGAAGCCTATAACGGCAATTTGCGTGAGGCTGATTATAACTACGTCACTAATCCTTATAACAGTGAGGCGTGGTCTAAAAAGAACTTTCCAGCTCGGTTGAGGAACTACAATATTCTTAAACCAGTTGTAGATCTATTGCTTGGAGAAAAAGCTAAGCGACCCCTGGCATATCAAGTTGTAGTGCGTAATGCAGATATCTCTAGTCGCTATGATAAGTACCGCAAAAAACAGATAGAGGAGTACATGGAGCAGCTCATTATTAATGAGGCTAATGCTGCAGGTATTGACACAGGTATGCCGACTCAGGAGTTGCCGGTGCCTGAAGAGCATATGGAACAAGTGCTTCAAAACTATCGAGATGCCCGTGCCATTATTGGACAAGAGGTTCTGAACTATCTTTTTGATTGGTTGACGATGGAGGACTTGATGCAAAAGCTTTTCTTTGATTGGCTTGTTGCAGGGGAGTGCTATACATACAAAGATGTTTGTATGAATGATGTAGAGTACTCTGTTGTATCTCCTTTGGACATTGATTTCGAGAAAGGTCCAGATGTGGACTACATTGAAGATGCTGATTGGGTAGTCCGTCGTCAGATCATGAGTGTCAATCAGGTGGTTGACCGGTTTTATGATGTACTGTCGCCTAAGGACATTGACCAATTAGAAATGCCGACTTCAAAACATAGAGATGGCTATGGTGGAGCGCAGAGCATGTTTATTACTAAACCAGAAGATGATGAGTCCGACCGCATGGTAGAAGTGCTACACGTCTGCTGGAAGTCATTTAGTCGTGTAGGTATCTTGAGCTATGTTGATGAGTTAGGTCAGCCTCAGGAAATGGTAGTAGACGAGGCATATAAAAAATCAGAAGGGGACGATATCACCTACTATTGGGTTAATGAAGTTTGGGAGGGATACCAGATTGATAAAGACATTTACGTATCAATCAATCCTCATCGGGTCCAGCGCAATGAGATGAATAATATTTCGGTCTGTAAGATGCCCTATAATGGCCGCATCTACAGCAATCGACATAGCGATAACATCAGCATTATCTCTATGGGCCTGGCGTATCAGATTCTTTATAATGTTTTCCATTACCGCTTAGAGTTGTCTATTGCGAAAAACAAGGACAAGATTATGCTGATGGAGATGAACACTATTCCTAAACGTCACGGGTGGGACGAGGAAAAGTTCATGTACTACGCAGATGCCATGGGATTTGCCTTCATTGACTCTACTGCAGAAGGTAAAAACAATGAGCGAGTCACGTTCAACCAGTATCAAGTGTTGGATATGTCTTTGGGACAGTACATCGCTGCACAATTTCAACTTCTTCAAGCAATCAAAGCTGAATGGGAAGAAATGATAGGTATAAGCCGGCAGCGTAAGGGTCAAATTAAGACTAGTGATGGCGTTGGTACTACTGAACGAGCTGTATTCCAATCAAGCGTCATTTCTGAAGAGCTATTCCGTCGTTTTGAGGCATTTATTGAGAAAGAATACCAAGGCTTGCTAGATACCGCTAAGATTGCGTGGCGTGAGGGCAAAAAGATGACCTATGTTACTAGTGATTTGCGTACAGCAATGGTAAATATTGATCCGGAAGACTTTCAGGAGTCTGAGTATGGGGTATTTGTAAAGAATACTAGCCGTGAGCAGGACAAGCTTACTCAAATGCGTAATATGGCGTTGTCATTTGCTCAAAATGGCAGTGAACCTAGCACTATTGCTGAAATTCTTGACAGTAACAACTTCAGTAAAATCAAGGGGTACTTGCAGGATGTGGAAGACAAGCGGAAAGCAATGCAGGAACAACAAGAGCAGATGCAGCAACAAATGGCGCAGCAACAAAGCGCGGCACAAAAGCAGTTGCAAGACGAGAAACAAGCTTTTGAAGCTCAGCAAAATGAATTGGATCGAATGAACCAACTAGAGCTGAAGAAAATGGATGTTGCCTTAAAACTGTCTTCAGATGCTGATGGGAATGGCCGCAGAGATGAAATTGACCGTGCTAGATTGGAGGTAGAAAGACAAAAAGTGGAGGTGCAAAAGCAAAAAGGTTGATATAATTAAAAAGAATTTACAGCATATAAAATCCGTCATATAAAACGGTATAAATATTATTTTTACAGCAATGAATAAAGAAGAGTCACTCGATTTGAGCCAGGTAAGCGTTGCAAACCTGCTTAATGCTGATGCTCCAAGTAGTATTCCTACACCAGAAGTGGAAGAATCAGAGCAAGAAGCCCCTGCAGTTGAAGAAAGTACAGAAAAACCTGTAGAAACGGAGGCAGCAGAAACATCAGAACCTGTTGCAGAAGTAGCACAAGAAACTGTAGAGTCTGAACCTGAATCCGGTGATACTTCACAAGCTGAAGAGCTAGGTGTTATAGATACCCTCAGGCAGAAATTTGGCTATGAAGTACAAGGAGAGTATGGGGAGGATTACGATGGTGTAGTAGACTTTACTACTCAAGTAGCAAATGAAATGGCTAAAGAACAGTTAGATACTGTTTTTGGGCAGTTTCCTGACGTAGAGCAGTATTTGCAGTTTCGATATAATGGAGGTGATCCAAAAAAATACTTTCAAGCTACCAGTCCTGAAGTGGACTTTTCAGCTGTAGAACTGAGTGAGGATGATATCTCAATGCAACGGTTGGTTGTACAAGAGCATCTGAGCAAGCAAGGATATACTTCAGAAGAAGTAGCAGAAACTGTACAGGAGTATATTGATGCAGGAATTTTGCATCGACAGGCTAATAGAAGCTTAACCAAGCTACAAGCATATCAAGAAAAACAAGCTGCACAACTTATTGAGCGTCAGAAAGCTGATGCTGAGCAGCGCCAAAGTCAACTTCAAGAACAATGGGGGACAATCAAGACCACTATTGATAAAGGAACTCTCAGGACATTTGAGATTCCTAAAGCTGATAAGAATAAGTTTTATTCTTGGATGAGTGAAGCTGTAGACAACCAAGGACGTACTCAGCGGTTACTTGACCGGGAACAAATGGACTTGGAAACACAGCTTGCTATTGAATACCTAGCATGGAAAAAGTTTGATTTAAGCAAGCTGGTTTCTGCTACACAGAATACAAAGAAGGCTCAGAATCTTAAAGCTAAACTTCAGCAAACGCAGACTGCTAGTCGCCGCATGAAAGGAGGCACTAACTCTGCTCAAAAAGCCCCACAAAAACTTCCTTCATTGAAAGATCTCTTATAACCCTTAATATAAATCCCTTTAATTATGTCTGCTGACAACATTAAAAAGCTACGTCTTTACGAAGACACTTTTAATAGCTCATCTATGACTGATGAGAACAGCCTTGCCGCTGCACTCCTCACTCAACCTGATGTGCTGTCCCCTGTTATTACTCACCTTTCCGGCCAGGAGGATAAGCGTTTCCCGCTTTCTTTCTTGACTGAAGGAGTGGGTGCAACTAAGTACATCAACGACGTTGAGTACGATTACCCAGTGATGGGCCGTATGAATAAGGCACTTGAGTGTCTTGATCAGTCGGGTACTGGCGCAAACCACACCCGAGTTAAGCTGACGTTTAATGAGCGTTGGTTTGTTCGCCAGTATATCATCGAAGCACCAGACGGAACTCAGCTCCGTATCATGGACGATCCCACTCCTGTGGCAAACGGCTATGAGTACAGCTGCCAGTTCGTCAACTCTGATGGTGTTGGTGATAGCTCCGGTGCAGCTCTTAAAAACAAGTTGTTTGTTCAGTTGTACGCACCTGCTGCAATGAGCGGATCACGCGGAAACGAGAGCCACTGGGTCGCACCGTCCAAGATGCGTAACCAAATCAGCTTGATTCGTAAGTCTTACGCATACGAAGGCAATATGCCTGACCGTGTTGTGAACTTCGAGTTTAATGTTGGCGGGCGTTCTACTAACCTCTGGTATGACTTTGAAGAGTATCAGCACATGCTCCGTTGGAAGGAGGAGACTGAATATGCTTTGTGGTACAGCCAGTACAACCGGGATGCTAACGGTCTTATCCACCTCAAGGACGACAACGGTAAGCCGATTACTCTCGGTTCCGGTGTCTTTGAGCAGATTCCGAACGTTGACACGTACTCTGAGTTGACGACTGCTAAGATTAAGTCTGTTGTCCGTGACGCTCTCTATGGCGCTACTGACGCTCAGCAGATGAACATCGTCCTCTTCACCGGTATTGGTGGAATGGAAGAGTTCGACAATGCTATGAAGTCTGAAATCAATGCCGGTACGTACATTAAGAATACGGATCCGTCTAGCTTCATTACTGGTTCTGGTAGCAACCTCCAGTTGGGTGGGTACTTTACTTCTTATCAGCACATTGATGGTCACGTTATCACTGTTCGCCACTTGCCTCTGTTTGACCACGGAGCACGTGCCCTGAACAGTGATCGTCACCCAGTGACTGGTTTGCCGCTTGAGTCTTACCGTATGGTATTCCTCGATATGAGCACTTACGATGGTGAAGCAAACGTTCAGTACATCTCTCGTCGTGGTCGTGAGTTGGTCCGTTTCGCTGTAGCCGGTGCTACTGTGCCTCCAGGCTTCGGTGGAAACGCTCTTCGTGCTACTGATGTGGATGGTTCATCAATCCACTTTATGAAGGAATGTGGTGTGGCAATTCGCCGCGCTACAAACTGCTTGCTTCTTGACTGCGTTAAGTCATAAGTAGGTTTTGGTTAAGATGGGGGGAGGTGTGATGCCTCCCCTTTTCTTCTTTTTAGAAACTCAATAGATACAATAGATATGTCATCACATCTTATTACAATCAATCGTCGTGCTAATTCGACAAACCTACCCACTGAAGTATACAACGAGTCTAAGCGTAAGCTAGGTTCTGTATTTACTAAAGGTGGAGACATTATTCGTGGCCTTTCATTTGCTGAACAAAAACAGTATCTGCCAGAAATCTTGGGTGTAAGCCCTACAGATGCTGACTTTAGCCGTAAGTGCCGAGAATACTTTTTGAACTTGAATATTGAGGTGCCTATGGGCGGTCTAGATCTTGAAATCGGTCTTGACGAAAATGGACATCCTCTCAATATTGTAGACTACATTAAGTACAAATTCGCTTGTGCCCATCCTTTTGTTGTACAGGACGAGACAGAATTGACTTCGAGTAAGCGGCATCAATACTATATAAGCGATACGCGTAAAGAGTTGAAAGAAGCCAGTGCAAACTTGGTTGTGCGGAAGGATGCATACAAGGAGTACATTAAGCTGTCTGACAATGAAGATCGTATGAATATGGTCCTTCTAGTGTATGGATATAATCCAAAGACTATGACAAAGGACGAGAAGGACTTGCAATTAGAAGAGCTGCAGGAGGACAATCCGCTGTATTTCCTCGATATTTGCAACGACAAAAACCTAGAACTGACCGCGCTTATCAATGAAGCGTTGAGTGCAGAGGCCCTTCGTCGAGTTGGCAATAGTATTCTAGATGGTGATATCACCTTAGGAGACTCGATGGAAGAAGCCGTTCTCTTCCTGAAAGACAAGAAAAACTCTAACGTATTGACGGCAGTCAAAGCCAAGCTAAAGGCTTTCGCATGAAATGACCGTCCAAGAGATGCATCGAGCCGTAGACCAGGGGCTACAAAAGGTAGCTTCCTCGGTCTATGATTACTTTCTTCCGGAAGAGGTTGACTTTTGGTTAAACCGTGCGCAAGAGAGGTACATCAAACATCGTCTCTTTGAACGGACAGACCCAAAGAAGATAGGCTTCGAGGGTAATGTAAAGCGTATGGATGATCTCCGTATGCTTATTCAGGTCGATTATCAAGATCAGGTTATACCAAACAACACAATTGACTTTGTGGACTTTGACCTGCCCATTGACTATATGTTCTTGGTAAATGCTCGTGTAGGTCTTCATGTAGATTATTACAGCAGCACAGTTACTACGGATGATCCTGAAATAGTTAGGGAAGTACGTATTGTTGAGCAGGACAAAGTATACGCGCTGCAGCAGAATCCTTTTGCCAAAAGCAAGCATGAATATCCTATTGCAGTCATCTATGAAGACGAAGTTCGAGTCTTCCAGGATAACGAAAAGTTTATATTAAAAACACTGTTCCTCGATTACCTACGCCAACCAGTTGACATTACCCTTGCAACAAGCGTAAATTGCGAGCTAGCAGAGCACACGCACCACGAGATTGTTGATCTAGCGGTGAAAAGCATCATCGAGGCCATAGAGTCGCCACGATACCAGACTACTTCTATTGAACAACAACAATCTGAGTAATGAATAATCTCATATCTACACTAGTTATTGAAGCTCTTGATAGCGGAATAGCTACCCAGGCTCGTGCAACAGCCTCAAGTATTGCTAATGCGGCAGCAACGAATCGCTTGGCGGTTCAGCGTGATGGTGCTTTTGCTAATGGAGACGACACCGATACTACTTCTGACCAGCTTATCAAGCTTAGTGCCGCGACAACTATGTCAGATGGTACTGTTTCTGTGATGTCGACCTCTGAGTTCAAGCTTGGAGATATCATTGCCTCACACTATTCTATTCCAAGTGCCGGTGCTGCTGCTACGTACACTTTGAATTATACTGCCGCTGTTAAAGTTGGCGGTATGTTCTTCTTGCGTTTAGAGCGCCGGGACGGTCTC